AATGAACATAATAATAGCGAAGGTTGGCCGTATGATCTGCTATGGGTAAATTTAAATAAACCTTTATCAGCAGTGCTTGTAACTGATTTTAATGGTTTTAGTTTAGATGATGAAGGCAACCCATATTTTGAACCTAGCGCCAATGGTGTTTATGAAGTAAATATGCCTGCGGGCTATCCAGTTCCTGCTAATGGCACAATAAAAGCACAAATTAATGTTACATTTACAAATCAAGAAACATATCAGGTAGACGTAAACTTGCAGAATGGAGGCAGCGGATACAAGAAAGGTGATAAGATTACTGTCGATGGTTTAGATGGAACGCCACCACTAACAATTACTGCGGTATCCGCCCCAGGCGCTAACTCAATAATATTAGAGCCATTTGATGCTATTGCTGATGTATACATGAATGACGGACAAGAAGGTAGCCATCAAAATGGTCCAGAACATGCAATTGTTTATATTAATGAGCAACGCGAGAATATAAAGCTTGACAAGCAACCCGGCACTATAAACTCTATATCCTACGCCCCAACATACAAAGACATGACATTACTGGGGTTGCAATTACGCAGCGGCAAGGAATGGAGCAGCTTTAATAATTTTACATATTATGCTAAGCAAGGGTGCAAGGTACGTAAGATAATAAATGACACCAATAACACTACCTACAACGTAAACAGTACTCCGGTTTATAGCGCATCGAATTTGTATCCAGAAATCCTATATCACCTTGTTGCTACATCTAACTTGATGCCTACGACCATGATTGACTGGGACGGCTTCGCAGAAGGCTGTAAGGTATGCCTAGCCAATAATTTCTATTGGGATGGCGTGTTATCAGCACCAGTTAACATTAGGGATTGGGGGCATGAGAATGCGCAATACTTCTTCTTGGATTTTATGGTGCTTGGCGGTAAGTTATCATTACAACCAACATTTCCAGTTAATAAAGGATCAAGCTTAAGTGGTTATACTTTGGGCGGTGCGTATGATCGTAAGCCAGTAATATCTGCATTATTTACTGATGGCAACATTATTGAAGATTCGCTTAGCGTAAATTGGTATCCTGCCGAGCAACGTAAAGCGCCGCAAGTATTAGTTACGATGCGTGATGAAGTGGAGAATGGGTTTGCCGAAACTCGCAACATCCTGGTTAAACGCAACGATCCAAGTAACCCTGACCCGCAAGTTGAAGCAGTAGATTTCACTGGTTTTTGTACTAGCGCCGATCACGCAATACAGTTTGCAAAATTATTAATTAACATGCGATACCATATCACGCATGTAATATCATTTAAAACGTTGCCAAATGGTTTAGCTTTACAACCAGGGCAATATTTCCGGGTATCAAGCCAAGCAAGACATGTGGAGCAATTCCAGAATGGTTATGTACTGGAGGATGGCACGGTGGTGTCTAGTAGCCCAATGGCGGCTGGCACTTACACCGTATATTTCTGGCGTTCCAGCATGACGCAGGTAGAAGAACGATCAATGGTGATCGGCGCTACTGGCAAGACCACGCCTGAATTTGCAAACAGTGTATTTACGCAATACAGCTCTAGCACCAGCAACCGATTGTACAAGGCAGAAATGATCGCTTATGATGAAGAAGGAATGGTGGAGATAACTGGCAGTCACGTACCGCTTGAAACTGATGGCAGGATCACATATCTAAACATGAATGCAACTTTATTTGAAGTGCAAAACGAGCAATGACCATCGGCCCTAATTTCCCTGATCTTGTGCCTACCGCACGGTCGATGTCACCTGGCGATTTTGCAAGTAAGGTGTTTCGTTCGCAGAGCGGCATTGAAGCACGGGTGCAATATGGCAACAAAGCATTTAATAAAACGTTAGATTTGGAATACAGCAATATCAACGAAACTGATGCTGCTGCTATTCATGACCACTACCAAAACTGTAAAGGTACGTTGTACACTTTTGGCTTACCATCGAATCCAAAAAAAGGCAATCCCGTGTTTGACGAGGGTGCAACGGCTAGCAGCACCAGCAATAGATATAGCGCTATGCCGTTTGGGCTAAAATACCGTTATGCAGAACCACCACAATTCACTAGCGTCAAGCAAGGTCGTATGTCTGTTACAATAAAGCTAATTGGCGTACTTGACTCATGAGTTACTACAGCGGCAAGGACGGGATCCTCACCTATAACGGCGCTCAAGTAGCTAAGGTCAGTAACTGGAGCGTATCTAGCACGGTTGATACGCTTGAAACCACTGTACTTGCCGATGGTGATCGCACTTATGTGCCAGGGTTGCGCACTAGCAGCGGCAGTGCAACGATCTTCTATTACGACGAAGCGGCAAAACCATTATTAGAACGCATAATAAAAACCAGCAGCGTAAGCGAATCAGACATACTTGCCATCAAACTTGGCTGGGGAAGCAAATTCATCGAAGGCAATTGCATCATTACCAGCGGTGAGCTTAGCTGCGCAGTTGGCGAGATAATGCAAGCAACAATACAATTCCAATTTACGGGAGCCCCAACTAGCGTAGGTCTGTAATGACAGTATATTTAGGCAACGCAGGCAATATAGAACTTAAAAGAGATAGCGGTGATGTTATTGCAGGAACAATATCACCTGCAAACGTTAATGTTAGCAAGGGAATGTTTAGCTTTGATTTTAGTTTTGGCGCATTTGTAACAGGTGATTTTGTAGAATTTAGTAGTACATCAACATTATCTTTTGTATCTGGATATGCGTATGCAAAAGGTAATTGGTTTGTTAATGTAGACCAGCTTGGCGGGTTGCGGTTATACAATACGTACTCTGATGCTATTGCTGGCACATCAAACAACAGAATTGCATTGGCAACACCCGGCGCTGCCGTTGCTGTTAGCTGTAGAATCCTTAATTCAGTGCCAAGGATATTAGGCCAGATTGTAAAATTTGAGTTATCAACTGATCGCGAAGCAGTTGATACAACAGGATTAGGCGATGAATTTAGGAATCAATACAGCACTTTAATCACGGGATCAGGCAGTATCGAGTGTATTTTTGATTATGCAGTTGCTGGCGAAACTGAGGTTGCAGTATATTTGCATAATTTATTATTGCGGCAACAGTTTGGCAGTGATTTTAAAGCTAATTTATATATTTTAGTTGAAGGCCAAGCGCAGGGCGTTAATGCTGCGAATGATTCGATATGGTATGAAATCAGTGGCGTGATGACGCAAGCAGCAATTAGTTGTACCCCAGGCGACATAATCAGCAGTACATTTACGTTTGTGACGACGGGGGAGATAAAACTACGAGTGCAAACTACCACCTGGGGCGACCTGTTACTTAACTCTGCGGGTGATAGAATGGTTCTAAGCACCGCTGACGCGGACATCCTTGAGCTTGGAGAAGAACTGTAAATGGCTAACCAGCGCATAGATCAGCTAAACGCTGAGACGGCACCAGCCGCAGCAGATGTGTTGCCAGTCTTTTCTATAGCAGGAAGCGATACAAAAAAGATTACAGTTAAGAATTTAGTGCAGCAGGGCGCTGCATTAATTGATGATGGATCAATACCAGGGTCAAAGGTAAACCTAACTACATTCCTAGCTGGAACAATTGTTAATGCCGATATTAACGCTAACGCGGAGATTGCGGTTAGCAAATTAGCGGATGGCGCTGCCCGTCAATTACTGCAAACTGATGCTGCTGGTACTGGTGTTGAGTGGACTAGTAACATTGACATCCCCGGCACACTGGATGTAACCAGCGCAGCAACATTTGATAGCAGCGTCGCCGTGACTGGTGCGCTGACCAAGAGCGGCAACAATGTTGTAACCGTTGGCGATAGCGGAACAGTTACAAGCACGATGTTATTGGATGGCACGATTGTCAATGCAGATGTAAATGCTTCTGCTGCTATTGCTTATAGCAAACTTGCCACGCTGCCTAGCGGTAATATTGTATTAGGTAGCAGCACAAACGTTGCAACTAGCACAGCAGTCACAGGTGATGTAACTATTAGTGATGCAGGCGTCACGGCTATCGGCACTGGCGTAATTGTTAATGCAGATATCAACGCATCTGCTGCGATTGCCGACACCAAGCTAAACACTATTGCTACTGCTGGCAAAGTCAGCAACTCGGCTACTACTGCCACAGATGCCAACACCCCATCGGCGATTGTGTCGAGGAATGCAAGCGGCAACTTTACGGCTGGCACAATTACGGCAGCACTAACAGGCACAGCATCCGGCAACTTAGTGAGCGGTGGGGCACTTGGCACACCATCTAGCGGCACCTTAACAAGTTGCACTGGATTGCCAATCTCTACTGGTGTATCAGGGCTTGGTACTGGCGCGGCAACATTTTTAGCAACACCATCAAGCGCAAACCTTGCTGCATTGTTAACTGATGAGACTGGTACTGGCGCCAATGTATTTGCTAATTCACCAACTTTAGTAAGCCCAGCATTAGGGACTCCTTCATCTGGGGTTTTAACAAACTGCACAAATCTACCTGTTGCAACTTCTTCAGTCGCAGGCGCTGTTTCAATTCCAGCAGCAGGCGGCCTTGCTCTTACCGGCGGTGGTGCATTGAGCCACAGCAATGCAGTTGCAGGTGGTGCTAGCACTCGCAGCGGTATTACTTACGACCTGCAAGGTCATATTGTTAGTACGGTTGCAATAGTTGCTTCAGATTTACCCGCAGCTACTACTGCCGCAAAAGGTGCTGTTATTGCTGGCACTGGCTTAGCTGTTGATGCCAACGGCATTCTGTCTACTGGTGTTGCTACGACCAGCGATTTAGGCGGTGTCAAGATTGGCAGTGAGTTTGGTTTAAATGGCAGCAATCAATTGCTGTTGGCGACACAGGCAAACGTTGCAGGCGGCACTGAATATACAAAAGTAACAGTAAACAGTAAAGGCGTTGTTACCGCAGGGGCAGCATTAACAGCAGGCGATATACCAAACCTTGATGCAAGTAAGATTACAACTGGTAGCGTTGATATTGCACGTATTGCAGCTAATACAATCACAGGAGCAAAAGTTGCCAACTATGCAGTTACAAAGATTGGTGATACGCAACCAACTGCTGATCATATTGGGCAATTCTTTTTTAATCCGCTAAGCCGTGACTTATTCCTTTGGGACGGAAACGTATTTCAGCCAATTGGTATTTCAGTTGGTGAAATTGTATTTGGCGGCACGTTCGATGCAAGCGCTGGCGGTGGTACAGGCCACGTAGCAAGCGTCACATCAGAAGGTACCGCTATTGGCTTGGTGCAAGGTTCGCCATTACCTGCGGCTGCTACTGCTAACAACAGATACTATTTAGTTGTAAGCGAAGCCGGGACTATCACCAGCGGTAATGCACCAAATGTTGCCTTATCACCAC